TAAGAAATTGTTAATTCAATTGTAGCAGGATCAGTACCAGTTGCCCAATCCAACTCACCAAAGTTTGCTTGTGTAATGAAAGCACCCTTCAATGTCCATTGTTCGATTTTATCACCTACCGGTCCTAACATATAACATTGAATATCTTTTTTATACATATCGGCATATCCATTTCTACCAGTTAAGGATTCATGAGATAAACGAACCCACTCCATTACCGCTTGTGCTCCTGAAGGAACGATTGGGTCATAAAGAGTCATTGTAATATCTTGCCACTCACCCTTACCTTTAAGTTGTCTTTTTACGTTAATGTGATCCAGAGTAACCTTTTCAAATTGAATTGTAGGTCTTTGAGATGCTTTTATTAAATATGAAGGAATACCACCTACTTCGAAGATGAAGCGGTTCTTCATCTTCGGTTCGAAATTGGTATAGAACATATCGTTAAATTCTAATACTTCTGCCATTTTTTATTTTCTCCTATTATACTAATAAATATAATTTTTTTTTATTTTTTAAATTATGAACTGAATGATGCACCAGTTGGTAAGATGTTGAAATCTAACACAATAAATTCAGCAGTTCTTGTTGGTTGTAAGAAAATCTGACCAGCCAAGATGTTTCTATCAATTACATCAGGTGTGTTGTTAGTTTCATCCATTACAACTCTGAATGCGAATAAACCTTGTCTTTGTTGGATTCCTTCCAAGTAAGGATTTACCGTATTCAAGAATCTTGAACGAGTTTGTGATGTATTTTGTTCGAATACCAAGTATCTTGAAGTAGATGCAATGTATTTCTTAACCTTAATCAACAATCTTCTTACATTGATTCTATCCAATGCAGATGCTCTATCTTGAAGAGTTTTCTGTCCAAATGCCACGATACCTTCTCCAGGAAATTGAGCGATTGGGTTTACCTTGTTCTCATATAAAGTATCTCTTTCAGCATGTGTTAATCTATTCAATACACTAACTGCACCAGTGATACCACCTCTATTCAAACCAGCAGGAGCGAACCATTCTGCTGCAATAGCGTCATTGGCTGCGTAAATTCCTGGCATCAATACTGATGGTGGAACGATTGTTAATTTATTTGTTCTTGAATCGATTGTTTTAACCCAAGGATAGTAAGAACCTACATAGTTGGAATCTACATTTTGTGATTCTAATGTTACTAAATCAATACTATCATCAAAATCACTCAATTCACCGATGAAGAATGCATCTTCTCTAGATTCTACCATATCAACAATTTTGTCAAATACAAAAGAGTGTAATCGTCTAACAACACCCGGTGCAGCTACCAAGTTGATATCAAAATCATCAGGGTTAGATACTGCATTAATTGCTTTTACATAAGCAACCGAACCACTTGTTGTTGGATTAGCAAGATTAAATCCTTGTGAGTTTCCAGCACCCCAATCATTATCATTATTTTTAGCTAAAGCATGTTTTGTAGTTGGAGATACTCCATCAAATCCACCTTGAAACCCTATGGTAAACTGTCTTTTTGAAACATCGGTAGTGTTTGAACCTGTCAATAAATAATTGAATGGTGCGTTATTAAATGTGAATCGTGGATTTGAACCAGTACTAGCGTTATTTGGAATTGGTGCCAAGAAGTAGTTATTATCTACTTTTACAACTGCGGTTTCCAAATCTATACCTGAATATCTAAATGTAGATGATGCAGTGTTATCTACCGAACCAGTTGAGAAAACAACTGCAGGTGTAATTGAATCGAATCCTCTTATTGGAGAATAATATGGTTCGTGTCCGAATGGTCCTGCTGTAATTGGGAAAGACCCTTCTTCAGAAACTTCTACTCTAACCAATCTTGAACGATTCGTATAATCACCATTCATTGACATTTTACCATTCTCATCAATAGTGATGTTTTGATCACCAATTACTTTTAAGATGTAATTTGGGGATAATGGGTCTAAATTTACATTGTTATAAGTTTCTAAAATAGATTTTCTTCTATCAGTATCGGAATACGCTCTAATTACAATAGAGAAAGTTGCATAATCAGTTGCATTTGATTCGCCTGCTGCTTTTACATTAAAAATTGAAATTTTGTATTCAGTATTAGCGTAAGCACCATCACCTATTGTATGGAAACGGAATAATTGATGTGTTTCACCTGAAATTTGTTGAGATACAATCCAAGGAGTAGAAGCGAAAGAACAATCTTGGTCTGCAAAACTTTGTTCTCCTAAATCTACCAATGAAACTTCAGAACCAGATGCTATATTGAATATTGATACAGCTGAATTTTCAAAAAACTGAGATACATATACACCTTTGGAACCTCTTGGGTTACCACCAAATACATCTGATAAATCATTTCCAGCTGTGTATAGGATTGATGCAGATATTGCAGTATTATATGAGTTATCAGAACCACTCAATATAATATTGAATACCGAGGATGATTCTTGTGCATCAATAGAAGCAGTGATAGCATCACCATTACCTGATGTAGTCCAATTGTGAGTTGATTTTAAAACACCAACTAATTTTTCTCCATTGGAACCCGATACTTTAATACCAACGGTTCCTCGTTGAGTATATCCACCGATATGTCCAACACGAACGATAGTTACTGTTCCAGCTTCTCTTAAATAATTTTGAACCGCGTAACCAGTGTAGTACGAACCATCTGGTGTACCGAATATTGATTCAAATTCTGATTGGGTGTTTACTACGGTTGGAACGAAAGCAGGTCCTTTAGAGAAAGGTCCAATTATTGCTGCTCCGATTTCACCAATACCTTGAGATAAAAATGATTGGTCATTTTCTCTTGTAAATACACCAGGTGATACAATCTTTTCTGCCATTTTATATTACTCCTTTATAATTTCAATTGTGTAATGATACGAATATAAATATTATTTACTTTTTGTAAAGAATATTTTTTATTGAGTAACCTGATTATTTATGGGAGTAAATATGCCAGTATTTGGGTCATAGTTACCATCACCATACTTTTCGTTTAAATTTTTGAATAATTCTAGTTCGGTATTAACCAATTCTTTGTGTCTTTCTAGTAATTCTGATTCAATTTCATCTAACTCATCATTTCTTCTTTTTCTTTCAATTGAAAGTTGTCCTAATTGAGTAAAAACGAGTTCTACATCAGTTTTTAATTGATTAATTGAATTGACTTCTTCTTGTGTAAACTTGATTTGTTCCATCATTTTGATATATTTAGTTGTTATTTTTTATATATAAATATATGGAGTTTCCTCAAACATCAAAAATAATTAATAATTATTTATTAAGATGGAGTATCAATTTGAATAGTACTAGACCATGCTCCTTTTAATCCTTGGTCAATCGCTCTAACTCTGAAAAACCGAGTTCCTCCGAAAAGGCTAAGTACCTCTACGATATTTGTACTCCATTCATCTGCACTATGGGTGATTGTAGTAAATGTATTTGTAGTTGCTAATTGCCACTCATAAGCAGTAATTCCACCAGTTCCACTAGATGTAGGTGCAGTCCAAGTTACATTGGGTTGGGTATATGATACACTAGTCGGAGCACCAGGTGCAGGTAAATCAGTATGAGTATCACCACCTTTATTGTGAGTGATATATCCATTAACCATATAAGTATCTTCGGATTCAACATCAATCGAAACAATTTCGGTAGTTTTTTCAACGATTTCAATTGAAGTAATATCTACTTCAGTATTATCACCTTTAACCAATTTATCACCAACTACCAAGTTAAACATTTCTTTAAATAGGTAATCACCACTTACCGAATCTTTTACCAACATTGGGTGTTCTGCAGTAGCAGTTACTTCTCCATTATTAACATCATAATAACGAGATGCAAAAGAATAAGTTAAATTAACAATAGTTACATCTTTTGGAGTTGTAGAAAGTGAATTAGATGACCAATCCAAGAAAGTTCCATCGGAATCTACATTTAATCCACCAATAGAGAACCCTTTTAATAAATCTCCTTCAGTCAAATCACCAGCTTCTACAATTGTTCCATCTGCTAAAGTAACAGGTGAATCAATAGTTAAACATAGAGCAGTTGAGTTACCATCGTAAGAATCTACTGAATAAACAGTTTTAGTTCTTGCAACATTATATCCATTGCCCGAACCAATATGGTCATTATATCCATCAACAAAAGTGGCAGAAACGGTATGTGTAATAATTGATTGTAAAACAGTTTGTGGTGATGCATTTGTCATATCACCAACTGCAATAGTAGCAGAAACACCATTATTAGCAGAAACTGATAATCTATTTCCTCCGGTAATTCCCCAAGTAACATTTGCACCTCTGCCACTTATTTGAGAAAATCTACTACCCCCTCCGGAAGTTCCTAAAACATATGTTTCCGAGGTGTTTTCTACTGCATAAGTAAAACCTGTCACAGAATCAATTGAATCTACAGCATAGAACGAAAGACCGGTTGTAACTGCAGAACCACGAATAGTACCAAGTGAAACATTGGAATTTTGTGTAAATCCAGTTGCTCCTGCTAATGCATTGAGCGATAAAGTAGCTCCTGATGTAAGTGTTGGCATATTTGTTCCTTATGTATTATAAATATCAAGTAATTCGTCTACCCATCTTTGTTTATTTGAAAAATTCATTATCATAAATGATTTGATTTTGTTAAACCAAAAACATTTTTCATTATAAGGGGTTTCCAATAACTTAGTATAAATATCAAGAAACTCCTTTTTAGTTGAAACTCGGTAAGGATACTCTAATTCTTTACACCAATTCTTATGTATTATTGGCAATTTTCCTCTATCTACTGCTTCAAATATAGAATATCCAAAAGGTTCTGATGAAAACGCAGAATGAGAGATTCCCCAATCCATATTATAAAATTTATCCTTAAAAGTTGAATCGTAGTGATATAATTTACATTTCGATGTATCTATCTTAGCACCATTTTTCCAAATTGAGTTAAATTCGTATGAATTAGTAAAAATATAAGATTTTAACCCATCTAAATAGTGTGGATTCTTTCTACCTTCACATCTTGCGGCAAATCCTAAATTATTTGATTCGGAAAGTGGTAAATCCCACTTAAATTCATAAAAATTACGAATATTTTTGTTTGGAATCAAAATATCGTATAATCCTACCCAAATTGAGTGAGTTGCCCATTCATTTACTTCCATTTCCCAACTTGAATCCAAATATGGGTGCCATGCAAGTGATGCATCAGTTCCAACTTGTGATTTTATGATATGATCTACTGAATTATGAAGAATATTTGAGTGAATTTTGTGTTTATTTTCTTGGATTACACCCATCGGAGTATAATGTCCGTGTAAAATATTAATTCTTCTAGCATTTTTACACAATTCTTCTACTTTTTGAATATCATCTCCATGCCAGTACGCTTCTATTGGAAATTGGTAGTCTTCATGTCCTTTTGGACGGTTTCGGTGTAAAATAAGTATAGGTTTTACTTTCAAATGAGGAGCAACTAACTCCATCCATAGATTTACCCAAGTATCAGTACCTGCATTTACCCAAGGACCTCCACCAGTAGTATAATATACATCGTAAATCATTTGGTTTTATTTTTTAACTATAATTCTACCTGAAAAGATACCTGAAAAAGTTACACTAAGAGCATTTACCGAAGTTGATTCTATAATAGAAGGTAATTCTTGTCTTTTTGTTGATGTATTCCAAGCTTGAACTATTGGGTATTCTTCGTTTAAATTATGAGTAATTGTATAAGTAGAATTACCACTAACATTTACTGCATAAGAAGTTAAATTAGTTATTTGAGTAGAACCTGAAACAATTCCACTTGGAATATTCGTAAAATTGGTGTAGTTTAAATAATAAGAACCAGGTTGACCGTTTAATGCAGTTGAATCAGATGCAGAACCTGAAACTATATGTCCACCTTTTGCAACCACAATATATCCACTATGATTTGCAGATAAAACTATTGTTGCAGTATTATTGTTGGTAAGTGTTACCGAAGATGGTATAATTTGAGTATCATTTGTTTCGTATACCGAGATTAATACATTTTTGGTATTAAAATTATGTGTTACTGAAATTGTGGATTGATTATCAAAAGAAGATGTTACAGTAGCAACTTGAGATACATCTGCTGCTGGTAGATTTGTTAATTGTGAACCATTACCAATAAAAAATGATGCAGTAACATTACCATTTACATTTATAGAGCCAGTAGTTTGTGAGTTGGTAGTAACAATTTGTTGAATAGATGATACACCATTATCTCTCTCAAAAAATATTCGGCCATCAAAAGTATTTATAGCCAACTCACCTAATTCTAAATTAGAAGTAGATGGAACTTTACCTTCAACCGCTGTTCTTTTTAACTTTACTACTTGTGCCATATTTATGTGTTACCGATTTCATTATATAATTACTTCGGTTTAAAATATCCTTATATAAGGATGTTTTTACCCTTATTTATATGTTTAAACTAATTTTGATTTTAATTCATCAATTTGTTTTTGTTGTTCTTTAATTGCCTCGATTAATAAACCAGTCAATTTAGCATAATCAACACCTTTGAATCCATTATCTCTATTATGAACTAATTGAGGAAGAACTTCTTCAACTTCTTGAGCAATAACCCCTACATTTGGTAAAGATTGTTGTAATTCATCGGCATTGGAGTTCCAATCCCAAGTTACACCATTCAATTTCTGAACTTTTTGGATTGGGTTTTCAATGTTTTTGATATTATCTTTTAATCTCTTATCAGACGAAGCGTATGCAACAACATCACCTCCCACATTCAAGGCTCCACTTACACCGACACCACCCGTTACTATAAGAGCACCAGTGGTTATTGTAGTTGAGGCAGTTGAATTAGTGATATTAACTGCAGAGGAGAATGTTTTAGCCCCAGTAAATGTTTGAGTATCACTTAGGTGGGCGGTATCTGCATCTAAATAAGCAGAAGCGATAACTGAACCTTGCCAAGTACCTGTCCCGATTGTTCCTAATGTAGTGATTGATGTCTGTCCAACATAAGTTGATGCAATATCAACTGCATCTGCAGATACTGAAATTCTATTAGTAGTACCAACTACATTAAAAGTTCTTGAATCGGCAATCGTACCACCTCCAGTTAAACCATCACCTGCAGTTAAAGTTATTGATGTGTGGTCAATGTGTCTATTTGCTGAATATCCTGTTGTTGAATCGTGAGATATTTGTGAAGACCCAGAAACAACCCCACCCCCAGCAGAAATTGTATGAGCAATTCCTTCACCAGTTGTTGCACCACTTGATACAATACCATTTCCGGCCGTAATAGTACCAACATAGTTACCCGATGTTCTAGTTCCTAATGCAATATCACCGGTTGTAGATGCAACATTAATTTGTGCCGAACCCGAAACAACCGTATTTGCATCTAATTGAGTTTTTACACTCGTTGCAAATCCAGTAGTTGAACCTGCAGTAATTTGAGATGAGCCAGATACCAAGTTTGGAATGGTAATATTGGCAGAACCATTGAATGAAGTTCCATTTATTGTTCTCGCAGTTTGTAAAGTAGTTGCAGTTGATGCGTTACCTGTCAATGCTCCCGTAAATCCAGTCGAAGATACCGAAGTTAAACCTGCTAAAGTAGTTGAAGTTCCACCTAATGCAGTCGATGTTGAACCGATTGTAATAGTGTTTGTTGTGATTGAAGAACCAACTATTTGAGATGAACCAGATACTACCCCCGTTGGTAAAATTGCAGTTACACTACCAGCAGTTACCGTACCAATTGTAGTGATTGAATCATCACCACTATATGTACCACCTGCAACTGCAGCCAAAGTAGCATTGTATGCTTGAACATCAGTTCCAATTGCAACTCCTAAATTAGTTCTTGCAGTAGATGTATTAGTTAAATCTGATAAATTTGATGCCTTTGCTAATTTACCATCAACTAATGTATTTAAAGTAGAATCACCTGATGCGAGTGATGCGGATATCTCAATTAAGGTATCAAATGCAGCATTAGCACCACCAATTAAATCAGTAAGTTCTTGTTGAACGTATGCAGTGGTTGCAATTTGAGTTGAGTTTGTATTAGCAGCTGCCGTTGGTGCTTCAGGAGTGCCAGTGAAAGTAGGTGATGTAAACATCGTTGCCTTACTTTCGTTTGTTACATTTTGTAAAGATAAGAAAGTTTTAACATCTGACGTAGAGCCAGAAACTACTAAATCTGTATTTAATTTATCTTTAACATTTGTGTCAAAATTAGTGATTGTATCTGCATTTACTTGGGATGACCCAGATACTACACCAGATGGTAATAGGGGTGTTATTTGTGACGAACCACTTACAATTCCTGTAGGTATCGATGAAATTGATGTATACACAACTTGAGATGAACCGCTAATTACGGTCTCTGCGTTTAATCTTGTTTTAATAGTAGTATTAATAGAAGATGTAAATGTTTCTAAATTAGCTGTTTCAACTTCTAAAAGATTTAATCGTGTAATGGCACTACCACTAGCAGTTTCTAAACTTGTTAATCTACTATTTTGAGTAGTATTAGTTGTATCATTTGAACCAGTATATGTAGATAATTGATTTAATCTACTTGTTTGTGTAGTGTTGGTTGTATCGTTTGAAGCAGTGTATGTATTAAGTGATGTTAATATACCTACAACTTGAGATGAACCACTAACTACTGTCTCAACATTTAATCTAGTCTTAATAGTTGTATTAATAGACGATGTAAATGCCTCTAAGTTAGTCGTTTCAACTTCTAAAAGATTTAATCTTGTAATAGCACTACCACTTGCAGTTTCTAAACTTGTTAATCTACTATTTTGAGTAGTATTAGTTGTATCATTTGAACCAGTATATGTAGATAATTGATTTA